ATTGTGTTGCAGCGAAGAAACTATAACCCAGCACAATCTTGGATGTCAACAACTTTTTTAGATTATTTTATGTATATCCCAAGAATAGGTAGCCGTAGAGCAGAATTTATTGATATTGTTAATAAATCTGGCGGTATTACGGTTGAAAGAATCGTCAAACAGTACGGAATGTTAGGGTTTCCAGACGTATTGAATATCACTAGCGAACTGAGAAAATTAGTCAGGTACAAGTGCATTAAGAACATTGGTGATGTATTCTTTCCTATTTATAAAGATGCTCCGGCTAAGTTTGAGGAAGATAAGAACCTAGTTCCTCCTAGAGAACCTGTACCATTTACGCCACTAAAGACATTCCCACCTACCGTTAGTCCACGAGGTCAGCCAATTGAAAGACGAAGTTTCAAAACCTGCAAGTCAAACGTCCGTTACCAAAGTAAAAACGACCTATAACTTCTCTATGCAGAAGTGTCCTAGTTGCAAGCAGACAAGAAGTGCTATACAGTTCAGGACTTCAGAAATTTGCCGTACTTGCTCGAAAAGGCAAGTTGCAGTATAGTTAATGGGATTGGCTAGGGAGTGCAACCCGAAAAGACGCTTTATCACCGTCCTGCCTTATCCCACCCATTTGTGATAACTACCCGATGATATAGGGGCAAATATGCATTACTACCAATTCCATATTGGCGATTACGCAACTCATACACGCCATTTAACTCCAATAGAAGATATTGCTTACCGCAGATTGCTAGATATTTATTATCTACATGAACGTCCGTTGAGCGACTGTTTAACAACCGTTGCACGACAGATCAACATGCGTGAGTATGAATCTGAAGTAGATTTAGTCCTAACGGAGTTCTTTGACCACATTGATGGTGGATACATTAACCGTAGAGCTGACAAAGAAATTGAGCATTACAAAGCCAAAGTTGAGCAAGCATCTAGGGCTGGTAAAGCATCTGCTGAACGGAGGACTAACGGACGTTCAACGGACGTTCAACCAACCAATAACCATAAACCAATAACCAATAACCATATATCTATCGATCAGTTTGAGACGTTTTGGAAAATTTATCCGAAGAAGGTATCTAAAGAAAATGCTAAGAAGGCTTGGATAAAGATTAAGCCTAACGATGATCTTATTGTAAAAATAACAAAAGCTGTAAAAGATCAAAAGTTATCTGAACGAGAACAACAGTTTATTCCTCATGCAGCTACTTGGTTAAACAATAAGCGATGGGAAGATGAAATAGCTGGAACCACTCAAAAGCCATTGATGGGGTGGAAATGATTGAGAACATACTCAACCGCCTAACGAAAGTTAAAGGTCGTAACGGTGTTTATACGGCTTGCTGTCCTGCTCATGGAGATAAGAGTCCATCACTAGCGATACGAGAATTAGATGACGGTCGTATCCTAATGAAATGCTTTGCAGACTGTAGCGTTCAGGACATCATGGGTTCTATCGGAATGGAGATAGGCGATTTATTCCCTGATACAAATAAAGACTTGCCTCCAGTCAAGAGAAAGTATTATGCTACAGACTTGCTTCGCGTTATCGAATTTGAGGCATGGGTAGTAAGCGTAGCAGCTTACTCAATGAGCACAGGTAAGCAATTATCTGATACCGATAGAGACAGAATGAAAGTAGCACAGGCTAGGATAATGGAGGCAGTTAAATATGTCGGATAATATTTTTGCAATAGCGGAACGACTTTTTGAAGATCGTCAGATAATTAAATCTGAGAATATTGATTTTGATAAGTATTATAAAAATACAGATTTATCGGCTAATGTTAAATCAGCAACTAATTGGCTAGACGAGATTTACCAGAATTACGTTGATCCTGAAAAGACTGATGATGCTGTTATGCCGTGGTCTAAGACGCATCAGGACGTTAAATTCAGGCTAGGTGAGGTGACAGTATATGCAGGTAGTAACGGAGGCGGTAAGAGCCTTGTAACGGGTCAGATAGCATTAGGTTTAATAAAGCAGAACCTAAAGGTATGCATTGCTAGTTACGAAATGAAACCTGTAACTACCATTATCAGGATGTTAAGACAGTTCGCAGGTGAGAATATTAATATTCCGCTAACGCATGACAAGGAGGGATACATTCGGGCTTTATTGGGTCGATTTACGGGTTTCATTGACGAGAATCTATTTCTTTACGATCAGCAGGGTTCTACAACTCCACAGAAAACAATAGCAATGGCTAGGTACTGTGCTGTTGAGCTAGGTATCAAACATATCTTTATTGACTCATTAATGAAGTGTGTAGTGGCTGAGGACTCATTAAACGAGCAGAAGTCATTCGTAGACGAGTTATGTGCTTTGGCACGAGACCATCACGTACATATTCACCTAGTCCACCATATCCGTAAGTTGCAGTCAGAGGAGATTCAGCCGGGTAAGACCGATTTAAAGGGTTCTGGAAGCATTGCAGATCAGGTGGATAACGTGTTCTTAGTCTGGCGTAATAAGAAGAAGGAAAACGCTCGTAGGAATAATGAGGACTATGACGAGAAGCAGCCAGATATGTTTCTAATGTGCCAGAAGCAAAGAAATGGTGAGGCTGAGGAGTTTTATGGGATGTACTTTGAGCACAACAGCCAGCAGTTTGTAGACAGTTTGGGTGGTCAGCCTATAGACTTTGATAACCGTGGAGCGTTTCGTGCCTGATAACTCAGAACTACACAGACATCGGTCTGAAGTTCGCCAAATATTAAAGTGGCGTACTCAGGACAGGAACAAAGCCATCGAATACTTGTCTTTGGTTATTAAAAAACGTGGAGATAGAACGGCTCAGTTACTAGAGAAAGATTGCAGGGAGCAATGGCAGTTAGGTTCTAAGGGAGAAGAAGGCGTATGGCATGAAAAAAACATTATCTGATTTTGATTTATCAAAAAAATCACATAGGTATCTAGCTAGAAAAGCTGGTTTTGATGTTCCAAAACTGCCAAACAACAAGCCCAAAAAAACATTTTGGGAACAAGTTGAAAAAACTGATTCATGCTGGCTATGGAATGGACGAAAAGATAGATGTGGTTATGGAGTTTATTACGCAAATAATTTTATTCATAAATCACATAGATATTGTTACGAAATAACTAATAATCTAAAAATAGGAAAACAAATTGCAATGCATATTTGTGATACCCCTAATTGCGTTAATCCAGATCATATAAAACTTGGAACACACGCAGACAATCAAAAAGATAAGGTTAATAAAAATAGACAAGCTAAAGGTGAAAAAATAGCAATGTCAAAACTAACTGCAAAAGATGTTTTAGATGCTAGAAATACATATAAGAATGAAAAAGTAACTTATAAACAATTAGCAGCAAAGTATGGTGTATGCAGAGACACAATGCAAAAAGCAATTAGAGGAATAAATTGGAGTCATAATGGTTTATAAACGTGTGGATAATTGCCAAGTTCAAGTAGTTAAAGCACTTAGAGACTTAGGGGCTACGGTTCAACATCTTCACGCAGTAGGAAAAGGTTGTCCTGATATTGTTGTTGGCTTTAAAGGTAAAAACTTGTTGCTTGAAATCAAGGATGGTGATAAAAAGGTACTTACTCCAGATCAAGTTAATTGGCACAAGCTCTGGAAAGGTCAGGTACACGTAGTTACAAGTGTTGACGATGCTAAATTACTATTATGGAAACTATCAGATGAATATCGATCCGAACGAAGCAATTAACTTTATGATTAAGAACTCCGAGGCTTATGCACTAGCTAAGGCTCAGGTAGTTTACTTAACGGAATACCGTAAGACGGTTAAATCTCAAGGAATTTTGCGTAGTTTAAAGAATACGGTAGTTGAAAAAGAAGCTGATGCTTATACTACGATTGAGTATAAAGAGTGCGTAGAAGGGCTTAAAGAAGCTGTTGCAGAGGCAGAGAGATTACGTTGGATGCTGGTCGCTGCTCAGGCTCGTGTTGATTGCTGGCGGTCGATGGAAGCGTCGAATCGTGCTGTGGAAAGAGCGACTTTGTGAACGGATCAAATGTCTCCTCGTCGTATAGCAGCCATTCGTCTGCATCTTCATCAAAGTACATCCAGACACAGGCTTCGTTATCGTATTTCCAGACAACCCCGTCATCATCCATTTGCATGAGTTCGACTTCTTCAGCCTCAAACCAGAAATCTTGTCCGTCGATAGATATGCCGTACATAGCAGCCTCCCAGTTGGAGAAATAGTAGCAAACCTAAATGAAATTTACGTTAATAAAGGTTAAAAATATGGATAAAGTTTATTGCGATAATTGCAACTGGATTGGTGAACGTGACGATGTTTTAAGAGTACGTTGTGGATATGTATTTGATGATGCCGTAGACGTATGTCCTAAGTGCAATCATCCTGAGACAATATCCTCAGTTAAATCGTTATGGAGAAAGCGTCAAATTGACGAAAAACGAGAAAAAATACCTGTCTAAAGTTGCTGATTTAGGTTGTATAATTTGCTACAGGCTAGGGTATGCAGGGACTCCTGCTGAGATTCACCATGTCAGAGGTTTAGGCTTGGGAATGGGAGTTAGGAGTTCGCATTACGATACGTTACCGCTTTGTCCTACGCATCATCGTGGGAACTCCGGCTATCACGGAATGGGACGTAAAGCCTTTGAGCGTCAGTACGAAACGACTGAGCATGAGTTACTTAAACAAGTTAGGGAAATGCTAAATGATGAAGAAATCGAAAGCAGCTAAGAAGGTAGCTAAAGTCATGGGTGAGTACGGTAAAGGTACATTGCACTCTGGCAAAGGTGGTCCTGTGGTTAAGTCTCAGAAACAGGCAGTTGCTATTGCTCTTAGCGAAGCAAAGATGCCTATGCGTGGTCAACGTACTGCTAAGAACAAGGCTAAGAAATGAAAACTGGACTCTACGCAAATATTGCAGCCAAGAAAAAACGCATTGCCGAAGGTAGTGGAGAAAAGATGCGTAAGGTAGGTTCTAAAGGTGCTCCTACTAAGGCTGACTTTATGGCTGCTGCTAAGACTGCTAAACCTGCTAAAAAGGCAAAGAAATGATTAAGCGTGGTAAAGAGGAATTTGCTGGTTACAACAAGCCAAAGAAAACCCCTAATCATCCTACTAAGAGCCATGCGGTACTTGCAAAGGCAGGAGACGAGGTTAAGTTGATTCGTTTTGGTCAGCAGGGTGTAAAGGGCAGTCCAGACGGTAGCAAGCGTAATGAGGCATTTAAGGCTCGTCATGCTGGCAATATCGCTAAAGGTAAGATGTCAGCCGCTTTTTGGGCTAATAAAGTGAAATGGTGAGTTATGAAAGAGTGTCCTATAGTCTGCTCAGACATCCAGCTTAATCTTAAAAACAGGGATTGGGCGTTCAAAAATGTAGGCTATGGTCCTGCTAATCCTGAGTCACCAGAGGACTTCTGGCAGATTCGCGCTAAGGAATGGGCTACAAGTCCTAAGAACGCTCAGACGATGAAATGCGGTAATTGCAGCGCATTTATCCAGACTCCTGAGATGATGGAATGTATCGTTAAAGGTATTCAGGGCGAAGAATCGGATAACGAGACGTATGCTAATGAGGTAGTGGGTAGTGCTGAACTAGGCTACTGTGAGCTATTTGAGTTCAAGTGTGCCGCAGATCGTACCTGTTCAGCGTGGCTGGTTGGTGGTCCTATAACTAAGGCTATGACTGACAAGCAAAAGACTATGTTGAAAATGGCTAAACTGGAATATTCCAATGACGACGACGAATATTCCGAAGACGCTTAATCTAGGTTCCGGCAAAGACTGGAACGATTCTTACTTTAATGCTGATATATTACTCAGAGTTAATCCTGACTGGTGGTGCGACATATCTAAGGTAGAGTTTGGTCAGGTTATAGACAGTCCTAGATTTGGCAAGGTAACGATAGAGAAGGGAATGTTTAAAACAATCATCGCAAATGACGTTTTAGAGCATATACCTGACTTAATTCAAGCAATGACTAACTGTAAGGACTTGCTAAAGGTTGGTGGTGAGTTTCACATTAACGTACCGTATGAACTATCTTTAGGTGCTTGGCAAGACCCTACACATGTTAGAGCGTTTAACGAGAATAGTTGGCTGTACTATACAGATTGGCACTGGTATTTAGGTTGGGAAGATAGGTTTAACCTAACGTCGATGGAGTTCAAATTGTCAGAAATCGGTAAGAAAATGATGGATAAGGGTATTCCTGACGATGAGATTATGCGTACTCCTAGAGCAGTAGATTCTATGAAGGTTGTTTTAATAAAGTGCTAACACGCATGAGGATTGGCTTGCCGAGGTAGAGTCCGGATCGAAACGGCGAGATCAGCGGAGTGTCCTAGTGACTAGGCGGCTAGTTTGTAGCGCAGTCCTCAGTCGTGTTGATATTTAGGGGAATTACTTGCAAGCAATCGTAATCGCTACGGTAGATAGCCCAAGCATCCACGTACTATTGGAGAGTATTAATCAATATGCAAGAGAATTGCCAGTTTACATTAGTGGAAATAGTGTGGAGTTATGGGGAGAAGTTAGAGGCAGACTTAAAGATAATCGAGTCATATTCCGACCAAATTTATCTTCCAATTTCGGAGATGCGTATAATGCAATTGTCTCTTATGCCTTTGCCGATGGGAACTACGATTCACTAATCATTGCTAATGACGATGTAGTATTGGCTCCCGATACTATTGAAAAGATGCAAGCAGATTACAAGTACGTCAGCAAGTCATTTAAGGTTGGATTCTTAGGTGCACGATCAGATTACGTACTACCAGCACAGAATATACGAGTAGCTGAGGAAGATGACGTATTCTCAGCGTTAAAGTGGGAGAGCGAGTTACATATCAAGATGACTGATGTCATTGCTCCTATTTTCGCGGCTATAAGTAAAGAGGCATGGGATGTAGCACAATTCCCTAGCACTAATTGGTATTCAGACAATATAATATGTCATGACTTAGGCAAAGCAGGATATTTCCACTTTGTTAGTCGTGGATACGTTCATCATGCAGGATCGCAGACGGTTGGAAGTGACTTTGCTAAATGCCATGAAGAACCAAGAGAGTGGATAAAGACTAACAGACCGGATATGTACGAGGCTTTTTATGGCTGATGGATTACTAGCAAGTGGGTTGAATTACATTGACCAGCAAAAACAGGCTTTAGCTGCTCGATTAGGGTTACTTGCTAATAATCCTGATGAATTTGGTCGCCAAATGGCTGCTGAGGCTCGTCAAAGGGCTGGAGTTGGTCTATTGGGTGAACCTAAGACTGCTCAGGAAATGGCATCAGGTGCATGGATAAATAGTCCATATGGTCAGCAAGCAATGCAAGCAGGTAGCGGATTTGCTGGAACTACTATTGGAAAGCAATTAAATGATGCTATGGCATTGGCACAAAAACGTGCAGCACTACCTATAAATAAAGGTGGTTTGGGATTGCCAAAAAATAATACAGCAGAACAAAGAGCGCAAGCTATGGGTATCAATACAGATGCTTATCATGGGTCAAAGCAAGACATTACTGGTCCTTTTGCAGCAGGATACGATGATAATTTAGCATTTGTAACTCAATCTCCTGAATTTGCTAATAAATGGATAGGCAAAGGTAGATTTAATGTCCGTCAAGGTGAAGAAGCTGCTAATGAAATAAAAAATGCAGAAGATTTATACAAAAAGATTCGGTATAAATATATGGATTATGAGGCTCTTGATAAGATACCAAAGGGTCCTGCTTATGATAAAGCATATGATGAAATGAGTGATGCTGCAAAAGTTGCTCTACAAAAAGAATTCGGGTTAAGAGGTTATCCTAGTGGAATTCATGATGTAGTTTATCCTTTGAAGGTTAAAGCAAATAAAACTTTTAATCCTGAGACAGATATGAGTGTTATGAACGATTTTTTTAAGAAAAATAACACTCCTCAAAATCTTATTGATTTATACAAAAGTGGTAATTACATGATGTATGAGACAAAAGATGTTGTTAATTATCTAAAAAGCAAGGGATTTGATTCAATGAGGTTACGTGAATCAACTGGAGATAATTATCCAACAATAGCTGTTTTTGATCCAGAAACAGTTAGGTCTAGGTTTGCTGCATTTGATCCATTTAGAAAAGATATAGCAACAGCAAAAACTATGGGAGTACCTGCTCCTGATATGTTAGCCGCAGGAATTCCATTCGGATTGCTTGCAGGAACTAATGTAGAGATGCCTAAGAAAGAGAAACGTAAATAGCATGACATCCAGAGGATAATGCAAAAATGGAAACAAACGAAGTTAAAGAAACAAATAAAAACTGGAAGGTTGGGGATGGAACAGCAGGACCCGGTAGACCTTCTGGAGTACCTAATAAGAGTACGACAGTAGTGCGTAATGCTATTGCTACGCTACTAGAGAAGAACGTACCTTACATGGATAGATGGCTACAAAGGGTAGCTGAGGGTGATGAGGTCTATGGACTAAAGCCTGATCCTGCTAAGGCATTGGACTTAATGCAAAAGCTAAGTGAGTACCATATACCTAAGCTAGCTAGGACTGAGGTAACAGGTATAGACGGTGCACCACAACAGCACGTGGTTACATGGCAGAAGTAATCGAGATCGCTTATAAGCCACGTGAGCAGCAGATAGCTATTCATGAGGCGGTAGATAACCATAGGTTTACAGTCGTAGTGGCACATCGTCGTATGGGCAAGACTGTTAGCGCGATTAACCATCTAATTAAGGCTGCCATTGAGTGCACTAAACAAAACCCACGATTCGCCTATATTGCTCCAACTTATGCACAATCCAAACGTGTGGCATGGGATTACCTGTTGGAATTTACTCGTCCTCTTGGGGCTGTTGCTAATATCAGCGAACTTAGAGTTGACTTTTGGGGTCGTAGGATTAGCCTTTACGGTAGCGATAATGCTGATAGCCTTCGCGGGCAGTATTTTGATGGCGTTATTCTTGATGAAATAGGGGATCAGAACCCTAAGATATGGAATGAGGTTATACGTCCAGCGTTAGCGGATAGGAATACAGACGAGTCTCCTACATGGTGCTTATTCATTGGAACCCCAAAAGGTAAAAATCATTTCCTAGACTTCCGTGATAGAGCTAAGACTGCTGAAGGATGGGCACTATTAGAGTTCAAGGCTAGTGAAACAGGAATCCTTAACGAGAAGGAACTTTGGGCTGCTCGTAAGGAGATGGGTGACGATAGGTATTTTCAGGAATTTGAGTGCAGCTTTGATGCCGCCGTTACTGGGAGCTATTATGGGCAGATTATCAACAATCTTGAGGAGAAGAACCGGATCACCACTATCGAACGTGATGACTTATGTAAGTCTTATGTTGCTTGGGATTTGGGGATTAGCGATTCTACTTCTCTGTGGGTTGCTCAGGTGGTTGGAAAAGAGGTACGACTCATTGACTTCACAGAGAACCACGGAGTCGGTTTGGACTGGTATGTACGCTGGCTCAAAGATAACGGCTACGAAGGCTACACGCAGTTCTTGCCTCACGATGTCGAAGTCAGAGAGCTAGGCACAGGAAAGAGCCGTAAAGAGGTTTTACAGGAAGCTGGACTGGATATAACTGTCGCTCCTCGTTTATCGATTGCAGACGGCATACAAGCCACCAGAAGGCTATTGCCGCAATGTTGGTTCGATCATAAGACTAAGACAGGTCTGGATGCGCTCAGAAACTACCGTAGGGAGTATAACGAGCGTCAGCAGGTGTTCTACGACAAGCCGTTACATGACTGGTCTAGCCATGCTTCAGACGCATTTAGGTATCTAGCGATAAGCCTTGACCAAGACGAGACTTCATGGCAGTCAGATTTGCCCATTAACACTAAATGGATTGTATAATTGCGAAAATCCTAAGAGGAACGCATTATGATGGATGAAGGCAAAGTAAAAGGTATTGTTGAGAACGAAATAGATAACTCTATTGGCTATCTTGACACCGAAACTACCGAAGATCGTAAGAGGGCATTAGAGTATTACTTACGCTATCCTTACGGTAATGAGCAAGAAGGTCGCAGCCAGATCGTAACTGGTGAGGTAGCTGAGGCTATCGATGGTGCATTGCCACAATTGATGCGTGTCTTTACGACTACTGAAGATATTGTCTACTTTGAGCCTAAAGGTCCACAAGACGAGGAATCAGCTAGACAGGCTACGGACTACTGTAATTGGGCTTTCTATCGTGACAATGATGGGATGCTTATCCTTCACAACTGGTTTAAAGATGCTCTGCTGCAAAAGGTAGGCGTAGTTAAGTCGTACTGGGATGAGAAAACAGACGTAACTAAAGAAGAATACGAGAATCTATCAGAGGATGAGTTAGCTCTATTGCTATCGGATCAGACTCTAAAGGTTATCAAGCAGAAAATAGAATACACAGAGCAAGTTGATATGATGGGTAATGTTATCCAGATTCCTAGCTTTGAAGTGTATGTACAACGTATTAAAGAATCAGGTCAGGTAAAGATTGAGAATGTTCCTCCTGAAGAATTCCTTATCTCTAAGTCAGCCAAGACTATTGAAGATGCTAGTTTTGTAGCGCATCGTCGGTTGATGACTCGTTCAGAGTTGATTGCCATTGGCTACGATCAGGATACAGTTGACGCTTTGCCAACTTATAATGATCTTGAGTTCAGCCCTGAGCGTATTGCAAGGTTCCCTAACGGTGAACAGCCAGACCAGAACACTAGCTTAGACTTCTCTATGCAGACGCTAGAGGTGTACGAGTGCTACATCCGTATTGATGAAGATGATGACGGTATTGCTGAGTTGCGCCGTATTGTCTATTGCGGTTCTGAAATACTCGAAGACGAGGAAACAGACTATGTTCCATTTCACTCTATCTGTCCTATTCCTATTCCGCATAAGTTCTTCGGTCAATCATTGGCAGACAGGACGATGGATATTCAACTCCAGAAGTCCACGATTACACGACAGAGCTTAGACAATCTGTATCTAACTAACAACAATCGAGTCGGTGCTGTAGATGGTCAGGTCAACATGGATGACTTGCTCAATGCTACTCCGGGTGGTGTTATCCGCTTAAAGAATCCTAATGCGTTGGTTCCTCTAACGGTTCAGAGTACGTTTGGTCAGGCTATGCCTATGCTGGAATACTTGGATGCAGTTCAGGCTAAACGTACAGGTGTTAGTGATTCACAGCAAGGACTTGATCCAGACATTCTGAGTAATGTTACGGCTACGGCTGTAGCTGCCATGATGAAGTCTAACTCTGGCAAGTTGGAGTTGATTGCTCGTATCTTTGCTGAGACAGGTGTTAAGAGTC